TGTTCTCCCCGCAGGTGTTCACGGTCGATCCCGAGCAGGGGCATGCCGTCGACATCAAAGCCGAGGACATGATCGTGTTCCATGGGTGGAATCCCTGCGATCCAGCGTCCGGCGTCTCACCTATCAGGGCGTTGAAGGACGTGGTGGCGGAACAGATTCAGGCGTGGTCGTATCGCACGCAGATGTGGAAGCGTGGCGGGCGCATCGGCATGTACTTGTCGCGTCCGAAGGATGCACCGAACTGGGATGACAAGGCGCGTGAACGCTTCCAACGGGATTGGAAGGAATACCAGGACAACGGCGGCAAAGCCGGTTCCAGCCCTCTGCTCGAGGACGGCATGACCATGAACCGCGTCGGGTTCTCCGCTCGCGAGGACGAGTTCCTGGAAGTTACGAAGCTCTCGCTCCAGACAGTGGCCCAGGTGTATCACGTTAACCCCGTCATGGTCGGAGTCCTCGATAATGCGAACTTCAGCAATACGCGCGAATTCCGCAAGATGCTGTATTCGGAGACTCTCGGGCCTCTGATGCAGATGATTCAGGATAGACTCAACGCCTTCCTTGTTCCTAAGGTCAGTAAGGCAACGAACCCGTATCTTGAGTTCAATATTCAGTCCAAGCTTGCCGGTGACTTTGAGGAACAGGCTAGCGTGCTGTCTACCAGTATCGGAGCGCCATGGATGACAGTGAACGAAGGGCGTGCGCGTCAGAATCTGCCTGAACTTGATGGCGGGAATCAGCTCGTGGTTCCACTCAACGTGACCAAAGGCGGCCAGTCCAGTCCGCAGGATGGTGGGGAACCTATTCCGGCCGAGGTCGAGGATGTGGTGAAGCGATGGTTTGCGCGCATGAAACGTTCCAATAGTTCCCGTAAGGCAGCTGGCGAAAGTATCGATTGGAAACGTTGGGAACGTGAGCTACAAGCCGACCTCGTGTCTTCCGGTATTGACCAGTTTAATGCGGGCATATTCGCGAATCAGGCGAATGCAGCGGCGATGAAATATTTTGACAGTAAGGAAGCCTAGCCATGAAGCTCAAGGATATGCCGGTATCGTTCCGGACCGACGGTGACGATCTGGAGGAAGGCCAATTTTTGGTCTATCCGTCAACATTCACGCGGACACCTGACTCATACGGCGACGTGGTTGCTAAGAATGCGTTCGATGACACCATCCAGCAGTGGAAGCAGTCGGGGAATGTAATGCCGATCATGTACGGGCATCGCATGGATGATCCTGATTACAATCTTGGTGGCGCAATCGACATGGGAACCGATGACCATGGTTGGTGGGTCAAGGGCCAGTTCGATATGGATTCACCCAAAGCGGCCCAAGTGTACAGGCTGGTGAAAGGAAAGCGACTTTCCCAACTATCTTTCGCATTCGATGTTCTGGACGAGGCCACGACCGAGCTTGACGACGGCACCACAGCCAACGAGCTGAGAAAGCTCAAGGTCTACGAGGCATCGTTCGTACCAGTCGGAGCGAATCAGGACACGTCGATCGTTGCCGTCAAGTCGGCTGCTGAAATGCTCACCGCTGAGGTCAAAGCTGGGCGCGTCATCTCCGCGAAGAACGAAGGCACGCTGCGGAAATCAGTGGCGCAGATCAACGCTGCCGCCGAGAGCCTGAACAATGTCCTGTCCCAACTGGATGGGGAGAAAACCAATCTTGATGTGGAAGAAGCCAGCGGTAACGCCGAAGCCAAGACCGAGGAGCCTGAACAGGCCAAGGTCGAGGAGCGGAAAGCCAACCCGTCCGTGGAGGCCATGTCGCAGTTAATACACATCTATGAGCAGACAGCTCAGGAAGGAGATTCACTGTGAATCTCAAGGAGAAACGCGCTGCGGCACTCGCCAAGGCGCAGAAGTTCAACGAGTGTATCGCCAACGGAGAGGAACTCGGCGAAGATGATGTCACCGCATTGAAGGGCATCCTCACCGAAGTAAAGGATCTGGACGCACAGCTGGCGAAGGCAGCGGAGAAGAAGACCCTGCTTGACCAGCTTGGTTCTCTTGACAAAAAGGAATCCAAGATCGACAACGATGCCAAGTCCGATGTGATTGATGCCAAGACTCCAGGCGAGTTCTTCATCAAGAGCTTGAAGAATGCAGGCCTGACCGTTCTGGACACGAAGACGCGAGGGTTCCAGACCACCGAGTTCAAGGCCGCAACCGATGCTCAGCACGTCGGACAGTCAGATGGTGCTTTCGGCCCACTGGTTACCGATATTGACACGAACTTCGTCATGCCATACCAGCGTCCGCTCCTATTCGCAGACATACTCGGTTCAGGCACGGTGTCTGGCAACAGCATCAAATACCCGGTGTTCGGTGCTCTCGAAGGGTCCACGGCGTTTGTAGCCGAAGGTGGAGCAAAGCCACAGATTCACCTTGCGGACCCGACTTGGGTCACTGACTCGCTGGCAGAGGTCGCGGGATTCTTCAAGATCACCGATGACATGGCAGAGGACGCCGACTACGTGGTATCCGAAATCAACTCGACCGCACTCTACGATCTGCAACTGCGCGAAGAACTCGCTTTGCTTTCTGGTGACGGTACCAGCAACTCCATCAGGGGCGTACTCAACCGCGATGGCATCCAGACGATCGTCAACGCCACGGGGGAGAAGGACAGCGACCCAGATCTGATCTTCCGAGCCATCACCGCAGTGCAGGAAGTGACCGGTTTCGCTGCTGATGGCATCGTCATCAACCCAGCTGACTACCAGAGCATCCGCCTGTCGAAAGATGCTAACGGGCAGTACTTCGGCGGTGGTTTCTTCGCGGGACAGTACGGCAATGGCGGCATCATGCAGAATCCCTCGCTGTGGGGGCTGCGCACCGTGGTCTCTGCCAGCGTTGCGAAGGGCACCGCCGTCGTCGGCGCATTCTCCAGAGCGGCGAAGGTGTTCCGTAAGGGTGGAGTCCGTATAGAGTCTACAAACTCTCATGGGGATGACTTCACCAACGACCAGATCACCGTGCGTCTGCGCGAACGTCTCGGTCTGCAGGTCAAATACCCTGCAGCTATCGCCAAGGTGACCCTTGGCGCTGCGGCATGAGGTGATCGATGATGATGAAATCCTATGAACTCAATGGGCGAACCTTTCTGTTCGGGGAAGGGCGACAGCCGAAAGGCGCGGTTGAGGTCCCGAAACGCGTACCGGAGAACAAGGACGCATCCAAAACGGTGAAGCGCAAGACCTCCACCGTCAATCAGGGGAAGTGAGGTGACGGGGCGATGGCTGAAATGATTCCTGACTTGGTATCCAACGATATGGTGGTGGATTCATCGACATGGATCAAGGCCGCACAGCAATCCGTGAGGTCATACTGCGGCTGGCACGTCGCCCCGAACATCGAACAGACCCTGAGATTGGATTCCTACGGCGCTCGCACACTGCTCCTGCCATCCATGCACGTCACCGACATCTCAAGCCTCATAATCAATGGTGTTGAAATGAAAGATGACATTGACTGGAGCACGGCAGGAACGGTGAAACTCCGGAAAGGCTGTTTCCCTGACAGTCCAGGTGCCGTCACGGTCACATTGAAACACGGGTTTGACGCAGCTGAAGTCGCCGACGTGACATCGTTGATGCTGAAGCTCGCCCAACGCGGTTCCACAGGGCCAGGAGTCATCGGATCGCAGTCCACGAACGGTTCAAGTGTCACGTTCATTACTGCGGGTGGAGCGCCTTTAAGCATCCCGTTATTACAGATCGAAAAGGATGCTCTGCAGCCGTACAAGCTGACCTGGGGCGTGTCATGAGCACCGCAGCGGAATATGTTGAGCAGAACTCGATGTTCGCCCTACGGTACACGGAACAGTTCACACGCCAACGCAGGAAACAGGTAGTTGACCCATACGATCCAGACAGCAGCACGCTTGGCGATTGGACTGACACGGACGATATGCAGGTGAACGGTGCCCTGGCATCACTCACCAGCGTCGAACAGGACGATGCCATGCGCAGCGAAGTGCTCAGCACGGCTCAATTCATTTCAGACAATCCCGATCTTGATGTCAGACGTGGCGACCGACTACTGGCCTCTGATGGGCGCAAATGGAACGTGGTCGGCTACCCGACTCGTGACATGAACGCCTTCACCGGCTGGCAGCCGACAATCGTATGCAACCTTGAGGAGGTGATCGGCTGATGCCCGCATCAGGACAGACACAAGTGGAATTCAACGACTCGTTCTTCGAATCGATCCTGCGCAGCTCCGGCGTCAAAAGCCTCTGTACTCAGAAAGCCGAAAAGGTGCTGCAAGCCGCAAAAGCCAGTGCCCCCGTCGATAGCGGAGCATACAGGGACGGCCTGCAACTGCGCACGGTATCCAGAGCGCACCGAGACACCATCATGGTAGTGGGCACGGACGCGAAAACCATGCTCATCGAATCCAAGACCGGCAACCTCGCCCGCGCATTGAAGGCGGCGAAATGACCCTCTACCTGCCACCAGACATGGAACTGTTCCTCACCGGATGGCTGCGCTCGCGCATCCCCAAGGTCCGGTTCACCAACAGGGAACCCGAACAGCTGTCCACTCCGTTGGAGCAGCCGGTGGTCGTGATTCGTGATGATTCCGGCCCCGCCACCTCAGCGGTCACGTTCGACCGTTCCATAGGGGTGAGTGTGTTGGCGGGATCCAAGACCAACGATAAGCCGGCCAATGATCTCGCGAGGCTCATCTATGCGCATCTGACCTGTGAAGAGATCGTCACCGCTCGGGAGTCGCCGGTCGCCGCGCTCATCGATTCCGGTTGCAACGGCCCTTATCCGGTTCAGGACGACCACGATTACGCACGCCGGTACATGACCGTCGAATATTCGACGGTCGGTTCCATTCAATAATCAAACATTTTTCAGTCATCATAAGCCATCTCTTTGAGGTGGCTTTTTACATATAAGGAGAAAACATGACTGCTGACAGCAAGGGTAATGACCTTCAGTCCGTCGATATTCCGGTCACGGGACAGCTGGCCATCGCACCCTACGATGCAGCGAACCTGCTCACTTCCGAACAAGGTGGCGGTGCGACCGTCACATGGCCGACAGAAAACCCGTACGAATGGCTTGGACTGATCAAGCAGGACGGCGGTGCAACCGAAAGCCAGGATCAGGATGACGCCATCGAGTTCTTCGAGAAGGGGTATTTCCTGAACCAGGATCCGACCATGACAATCCAATATGGTCTTGCCGAGTTCAATGCTGCGGTGAGAAAGCTCATCACTGGTCAGACGGCGGACGAGAATGGCATGATCGCCGTAGACACGTACACGCCGGACACAAAATGGATCCTCTTCTATGAGGAGGTCTACAAGAACGGAAAGATCCGCCGTCTCAACGGCGTCATCCAGGTGACCAACACCGAGGTGGACCAGTCCGAACGCGGCAGCGTCAAGGGCCGTTCGGTGACCATGACCTGGCAGCCAGACGAGAGCGTGGGCAATGGTACCACCACGAAGTTCAACGAATGGCATTACCCAAAAGCGTGAAGTCGGTAGCGGTAACCGCCTCTGACGGCGGGACTACTCCGACTGTCCAGGTTGGTTCAACAATTCAACTGAAGGCCGTCGCGACATTGGAGGACGCTTCGACGATTGATGTGACAGCATCGTCTCAGTGGGCGTCGAATGCAGTGTCCAAGGCGACCGTTGATGGCGCAGGAAAGGTTACCGGCGTTGCTGCGGGGACGACGGAAGTTACCGCTACAAGCGGTGACGCCACATCGTCTGCCGTGACTGTCACAGTATCCGCCTGAAAGTTATTCATCCCATCCGTGTGGTTCATGCTCTCCATACGGATGGGATTTTCACATAAAAGAGCCACATCTTAAAGGAGCACAAGAATGGTACAGAAGAACGATATCCCGGATGATCTTAACTTTGAAGAAGCCACCGAAGAATCATATGAAGCAGGAATCGTCGAGGCTGGCAAGGCATTGGAAAACCGCTATATTGTCAGATTCC